TGTGCAAGCTTCTCTTTCTTTGTCATAGTTATTTTCTCGCCTGACTACGACCTATTGCAAGTGCTTGCTTGAGTTGAGCGTCAGCTATACTTATATTATTCTTTCTTGCTATCGTTATAATTGCCTTTTTACGAGCTTCTGATAGAGCTGGTTTCATTAGTTCAGAGACATTAGAACGTATTGAATTTATCCCTGTTTTTAGTGGCATATCGTCTATTATAACACAATTTGGATTATTTGTCTAGTTGACAAATGTAATACTCTTTGCTATACTTGCTATATGGCTGCGGTTATACTTATAATAATTATTGCTCTGATTTTTGATCACTATTCTGACTAGCTGCTTCTTTTGTGGCTACACCACTAACTAGTGGAACGATCTTACTACTTCTAAGTTTATTGATGACCTTAGCGGCTCCTATTCGTGCATTAGGTAATCGTGCTGCTCTCTCAAGTGCTACACCTCCTATACCGCCATGAATGAATGCCATAATATCAAATATACTTATATCCCCACTATTTCGTACATTCTTTGCCGCCTTTAATATCTGTAGAGACTTAGAGTACTCATCAAATAGTGGTACTGTTTCGGTTGCTGTTGTCTGAACATTACCTCGAATATAGTTAACAAATTCCTTACCAATACGTTTGTTGAACGCTGAATCAGCATCAACTGATGGGTAGTTAATACCACGATCTATTGCTTTTCGTAAGGTGTTTTGTTCTGCAATAGTTGCGGTTCCATTATATACCTTATCGACGAGAGTTGATTCATCTTTTGCAATATTCTTAATGATCTTAATTATCTTCTTATCGGAGTCAACAAATTCTGAGTTACCAAACTTTTCTTTAACATAACTAAATACACCCTTAGAGTTTCCTGTAGCAGATTTATATTTAGGACTATTAAGAATCGTATCAATCTCAGTCTCCATATTCTTAGCAACTCCTTGGGATTCTGCAACAAGACCTTTCTTTGTCCATGACTTCATCTTTAGAACCTCATCTGCCATATCTGTCTGTTGCTGTCTAGTAAATCCACCAGCAGCATTAGGCTTGTACTTTTTAGATACCTCTGTAGGTAGTTTCTTTAACTGTCCACGAATAAGCCATTTTGGTATTGTTCGTGTTGCTTTTCCGAGTAATGTCCCAAATACAGGAATAGTTGCTCCAACTATTGTACCAAATCCTGGTGTAAAAGGGTTCTCCTTACCTTCTTGTAGCCCCATACCAACGTCTGCGAGATATCCAGCCCCAATACCGGCACCAACCTTAGTTGCTAGATTAGCACCAACACCAGCTCCTGGTATAAGATATGATGACGCAACAGCAGCAGAACCTAACACATCTTTCATTTCTTGGTAAGTGTGCAAGAAATTGTTTTTAAAGTCTTCTGTAAGACATTTTATTATTTTAGCCTTAATCAGATTGCGCTCTTTGTTTGTCATGTGTATAGTTTTATCGGTTAAAAATCTAGTGTTTCAAAAGCTATCGTATCTGCATCCCTAAACTCCTGTATCTGTTTATCAAAATGTAGCTTAGTTTCAAATAATGCACCATCACGGCGCTTTGTGCAAGTCACTATTACCTCTTCGTTGTCGGGCTTGTCATTCTCACGCCAAAGGAAAATAACGCTATCTGCATCCTGTTCTAGTTCGCCCGAATTTCTAAGCCGTTTATTAGTTGGTCTGCGTTGCCCGCCGCTATCCCTGTTTAAATGCACTACCAAAATAATGCATATTTCTAGTTCGTCTTTAAGCGCTGTAAGCACTTTCAAAAAGTTGCCTATCGCTAAATCGTTGCGGTCTGCTTTTTCTAATTTAACGTGACTTAGGTTATCAATGATAAAGAACTGAACGCCCTGTTTGTGCATCTGCCTAATCTGAAACTCTATCTCCTTGCCTGTCTTTGAACGGTTGTTTAAATACGCTTCCCATTGGTTAATTTCGGCCTCTTTTTCTGCTATCAGTTCCATTTGCGGTAAGCTAAGTACTTCGCCCGTCCTAAAGTCTATACCCGCCTTAATAGCCGTTGACGGTAAGCCCGTAGCCGTTGACAATAACCTACGCTTTAGCTTTGTAATAGTACTTTCAATTACAAACATTCCGACTGGTACGCCCGAAGTAGAAAGGTGCTTAAAGACATTCAAGCAAAAAGCTGTTTTACCCACACTTGCTTCCGCTGCAAGTAGTATAAATTCTGCTTTCTCAAAGCCTACCAAGTCACGGTTAATAACTCTCCAAGGTGTATCAAAGCACTCGAAGCCGTTATCTATTGTGTACTGCAGTTCTTTCAAAATGCTTATATCTTCAAAGCGTTTCGTATCACTCATGTTCACTGGTAGAACGGCGTTAATAGTGCTTTTCAGTTCGTCTATCACGTCGAACGGGTCTTGTTGCTCTAGGATAGAATAAACCGATTTTTGGCAAATATCTATTACACGCCTTGCCATTGTCTTTTGGTACAAGATACGTGCGTGGTGTTCGATGTTTGCCGAACTGCCTACTATGTTTGTAAATGTTGTAATTGTGTATGGATTATAACGGGCTGTAATTTTTTCACCGCCCTTCAAGCACTCCTGTACAACTGTCATAAGGTCTATACCCTCTTTACGCTCAACCATCCCGTAAATTATGGCCGCTAAGTCACGGTGTTTATCAAAGATAATTAGCGGGAACTTTTCTACTATCGCTTTAGCGCTATGCGCTTCAAGTATCATAGCCCCCAGTATAACCTCTTCTAGTTCGGGTGCGGTGGTGGCTTGTAATATTCTAGGGTCGATTAACTTTTGCATAAGGTCGAGTTTTTACAATGATGTCTTTTTTAGGTTCGATTGGTTGGGGTTGCGTCATTTGTGCTGGCGTATTTGCTTTATACTCTTCGTAAGACTTTAGCCCGCCTCTGGCTATCCACATTTCGAAAGTTGCTTTTAGTTGTCTAGTATTTGCAACCTTAAACGGCTTCATTTCGCTTACGTAGTAGTTTATACACTTATCCAGTTCGTAAAGCATCCAATTCCAACTAATAGACCTTTCTTTTACAGTTGGTAGATATTTTAGCATTATTTGGGTAAAGTACAAAGCGCTTGACTTTCGTAAGATTTCAATTAATTCAGCCTTTGCGGTACTTACGTTTCGCTCTGCAATTTGTTCAGCCTTTAGCTGTTGCGTTGCTTGTTCGGTTGGGTGCAATTGTAGGTCTATCTTTTCGCTATCTTGCTCTATCTTATTAATCTTATTATTCTTCTCTCTAAGGTGTTTAGTGTTTTCGCTAATCGGATTAGCGTTTTCGCTTATGGGGCTTAGCGTTTTCGCTAATGTTGCATTAGCGTTTTCGCTTACCTCTTTACTTTCAGCCTTAGTGTTTTCGCTTACCTCGTTAGCGTTTACGCTAATGCCCTTAGCGTTTTCGCTTATGGTCAAAACAGAACCACGGCACAAAACGTAACCTAATTTTATCAAACTTTGGCGGGCGCTCGAAACGGTTATAGGGTGCTTACTAAAGAAATCGCCTACCTGTTTATTGGTTTCGTCAAAGTATCCTTTAGCCTTGCACATTCCATTGATGTAGCCAAACAGCAACTTATCAAAATCAGATAGCCGCCTGTCTGCTAGTATGTAAAATGGTATGTTTCCGAATAAGTCCATACGCTAAAAATAGAAAAGCCCCAACGGTCGGAGGTCGTCAGGGCTTTAACTGAAAGTTTCAGTTTATGTAAGGCGATGGCTCCGACCCCGTCGCTTTACAGTACAAAGATACGAAAGTTATTTGGATTATTCTATACCAAGCGCATATCTTATTTCAGATTTTGCTTGCTCTGTACCTATCAGTATCGCTTGCCGCTCTTTCTTGCTTACCATATAATTTATGACTTGCGATAAGCTTAGTCTTTTATCAAGTCTTACCACGCTATCAGCTTGCACGTCTAAAAAATGGATATAGTATTCATGCGTACTACTGTGTACATACCTGCCAGTACATTGCATTACCAAAATAAATTGAGCGTCTGTAAGTTCTGAATTAATGCTAAAATTTTCCATGTTGTTTCGTTTTAAAGTTGTTCTAAAAATTCACGCTTTGCACGGGCTAGGGTAGCGGGGCGTTGCTTAGGCTCGGAAACTACTTCAAATAAATAAGTTCCGTTTACCCAAAGAGCAGCGCTTTTAGATGTGTAAAAGTCCCACTCATACCTAAACCGCCGTTTCAGCAGTTCCCGCTCAACTGCCATTTGAGCAAGGCGGGGCGTTTTGTAGTGGCCTAAAAGCGTTGCAGCTTCATATCCATTACAGACCAAAGCTTCGTAACTTTCATTATAGTCAATGTCAAATAATCCATTTACCCAACCTAAGTTTTTACCATCTTTTCCCTCGCAATAAGATTCTAGTAAATGCGTATCGGGCGTGTTTGTCCATTTCATAAGTTAGTTGTTTAATTTTCCACAATTTTGTTCAAGTTCGGATATATCCGCCAAGCATTTTGCACACTTACCGTCGCTGCTTTCTTTGTGATAGAACCAGCACGGCTGCTGTGCTTGGCGTTCTAGGGCTATACGGGTACGGGCTTGTTCGATTGTTTCTGGGTCTTGGATAATGCCAAATAGCCACAAGAAGCGGTTAAGCAGGGTCATTTTGTATAGTTTTAAATGGTTCAATGTTTTGCCAGCGGGCGTGTGCCATATTGTAACGTTGTGCGTTTAGAACACTATCCCAGCTATCGTCACCAGTTTGCCAGCCGTAATCTTCTGCTTGCGGCTCTAAATACTTCCAATAGTCTTGAATTTGGTCTTTAATGCCAATGATATTCCCTTGAATAAACCGCTGGTGTATAAAAAGTTCATGCGCTATTGTTTCATGTTTTTTTACTAAGCGCATACGGGTTTCAATACTTTGCCAAACGGCCTCAAAAGCCTCAATCTTAGCCATCGCAATAGATAGCTTTTGTTGGTAGTCGGTTAAAGGGGTTGGGTTCATGTTGTAATCTCGTTAAATTGTTCTTGGTTAATTTTATCTGCGTAAATCTCTAGGAGCGGGGCAAACTCTTCAACTGGCAATTCGCCCCAAAATTGTTTTAAATTGTCTAAGTAAATAGCGCAATCGCCTCGCATGAAAACAGGACAATGCGATTTACAACCCCAAGTTATGCCAAAGTTATGGCATTCGCTTGCCGCTCCGTTTATTGTCGCTGCAAATAATTCAGGTGCGTTCATTTAACTAGGTTTTTCGCCCTACTCGGTCTTACCCTGTCAGGTTTTAAATAGATATTGTTTCGTTCTAGGTGTGGGGTTAAGGCTTCGGCTAGCTGCGCTGGTGGCAACGTGTCCATAAAGTCGTAAAAATCGGCTTCTGTTGGCGTTTTATTGCCTCGGTTGGAGTTGGCATAGGCGCACTCTAATAACGCCTTATAAAGGGCGTTTTTTAGTTCGCACTTTACGCCCGAAAATGGTTGTAAATTCATGCAAAAGCCAGTTCAATTTTAGTAATATAATCTAGCGCATCTTGTCCGCTGTATTTTTCCTTAACCGCTTTAATAGCCTCATCTTTAGTACCGATAAAACAGCCTAAAGAAATTACACGCCCTTTTGTCGGGTGGTTGTAAGGTAAAATAGTGCGGTTATTTTTTCCACAATTGAAAATTGCTGCAGTCAACCCCGTGCAGTCTTGGAGGTCAAGCGAGCCGCTAACGCTTATGTTGTCAGGCAGGGCAGTCAACCCCGTGCAGTCTTGGAGGTCAAGCGAGCCGCTAAATTTTGTACCATGTTGCGCTACGTGCGCTAAAAAGCCTGATGCTGAATAAAATCTCATGTTGATAAGTATAAGTTAGTAATGATTAATAAATTAAGGGCGGTTTGTGGCCGCCCTGTGGGGGGGTGATTTATAAGCTAGTGCGTAAAAAAGTGGTTGCTTCAAAAATGTTTTTCAACATGTCGGCATAAGCGCCTTTTACCTCTTTAACTGTTTTTACCTCCATTCCACGGTATTTGCAAATTTGAACATCGTATGTATCCATTTCATTTAAAGTCACATACATAATATTTGCAACTTTAGAGCCTTTGAATTTTACTATCAAGGTTTTGCCGTTGTTGTTGGAGTAGCAAACGGCGCCAGTCATTGCAATAAATTTGCGACCTCCAAGTTGGGCTAAGATTTGGTCTGATGGGGTAATCTGTAAAGCGCTCATGTCGGTTAGTTTTGATTGATTAATTTAATTATCTCATTTGTACCTCACAAAGATACGGTAATATATATGTACCATGCAAGCTTTTTTCAATTTATTTTTAAATTATTTTTCTACCGTATCGCAAAGCACTAATTGTACGGTTTAGAATGGTAAATCATCTGATACAATAACTTCACCTAGTGACGGGCTTTGTGTTGTTGGCTTTGGTTCTGCTTGGTCAGCGCTTTTGCTTTCTAAGAACTGAAACGATTGCAAGCGAACCTCTGTAATATACTTAGTTTCGCCGTTTTCGGCTTGCCAGCTACGTGTACCAATCTTACCCTCAACGTACAAAAGCATACCCTTTTTACAGTATTTGGAAAGTACTTCGGCTTGCTTGTCAAATGCATTGATACTGTGCCACTCGGTTGAATCTTTCGTTTCGCCGTTTTTGTCTTTGTACTTTTCGGATGTCGCCATCCGCAAACGGCAAATAGTTAGCCCGCTTTCGGTTGTTTTTACTTCGGGGTCAGCACCTAAGCGGCCAATAAGTTGAATTTTGTTTAGCATGGTTAAAATATTAAATTGGTTTTAAAAAATCTTCACGGGGTAATGTTTTTGAAAGAACTGCCTGTGCTTCACCTATACAGGTTGCTAGGGCTTTTTGTTCGGCGGTCAAGTCGTAAAAGTAGATAGGTTTACTTTCTACATATTTAGCCTCAATTAATGGGTTAATTATCGACCTTTGGTGTTCAATATAAACCCTAGTAATATAAGGATTTTTGGGGTAATTATAGACTATTATTCGTCCTGTATCTTCCCAATGAAAGTCGGGGTGTACTGTTTTAAATCGGCTCATTTTACAGCGTTTTTAGTGCATCTTGCACGGTTATGTAATTAATTGATTTTAGAACTTTGCGGGTGTGTTCGTGGCAAACTACCCATTTCTCGCCAACTTGTTTGTAAAGTGTTGGTATCTTTTTATTTGGCTTGTCAGGGTGCGAGCCAAAATAGTACGCTGTAACCGTTGCTTTTGCCTCGGCTTCATTTTTGCAAAACTTTGACCAGTTGGAAATTGATACGGCTTTTTGGTAGCGTTTATTATCATTGCCTGTAATTGGGTTTTTGTTCCCCTCACAAAGAAAATGATATAAGAAATGAACGCCTTCAACTTCTCCAAGCATCCTAATTGTAATCTGCATTGATACTCCAAAGTATTTGCAGTTTTGAAGCATCCATTCCATATCAGTAAGGCCGTCCATTACTTCGCTTTTATCTTTTTGCGAAACGGCTACCATAGCCTCGCCCTTTTCAGAGTAAAAGCCCTCTATTGCAGTTTTGCGCATTGCTTCGTCGCCCCGCTCAAAGCCCGCCGCTTCAAGCCATGCGAATACATCTTGTTGTAGGTTGTAATTTTTCATTTTATAAAGTTTAAAGCATTGATAATGCTAAACAGGCCAGCAAAAAAGCGGTAATTAAAATGCCGTAAAGCGTGGCCGAGCCGCTTTGTTTAAATTCGGGGTTTTGGTTCATGTTGATAAGTTTAAGGCGGTGGTTAGCCGCCTGTTTTGTTGCGTGGTGTATTAAAATGCCCAGCTATAATCTTCTAAGGCTTTTTCTTTTGCTTCGGGCAGTGTGTAGCCTAAGCCCATCCAGTAATTTTCACGCTCGCACAAATAAGCGTTTTTCTTACGGTCTTCTTTAGTGCCTTGCGGGGTGCAAAAGTTATTCATTGCGTGTGCTAAAATTTCTTTAGCCTCTGCTGTAATATCTGTAACGGTTACGTCGCTTTTGACTTTGATAATTTGGCTCATGGTTAAGTAGTTTTGAAGTTAAAATGTAATTATCTCACTTGTGTAGCACAAAGATAAGTCATACATATATATTACACAAGTATTGAAGCAATTATTTTTTATTTATTTTTTTTCGTGGCAAAAGCTTGTATATATAATATATGTGTATTATCTTTGCAACGCCATTTAGTCAAAACTAAATCAACATGAAATCAATCACAACTACCCAAGCATTTCCATTTGAAACTGCAACAGGCGAAATCGAAGTAACGGCCACGTTTATTGTAACGCAAGGCTTTACTGATTACCGTACAGCGGAGTTTGCAATGTGGCAGCCAGCCAAATCTGAACTGCAAGAAATTATAACGGAACTTTCAGAGGAACAATTGCAAGCTATTTGCTTTGAGTTGGACTTACCCGATACGCTTAGTTTTGATAGACATTTAGAGCAACTTTGTTTAGAGTGCGATTTGGATTGGTCAGATGATTGGCAGTATGACGATTAGCCGAAAGGCTTATAATTATAACTATTAACTCTTAACCTAATACAACATTATGAATCTAAAAGATTTTGCAGCGCCTTTAGCTGCTGAAAACAAGTTTTTAAAAGCCTCTTTCGGGGGCTTTGCGGGTAGCGGTAAAAGCCGTACTGCAACCGAGTTCATTATCGGCGCTTACAAGCAAATGAATTGCAAAGCGCCCGTGCTTATTATTGACAACGAAAAAGGCGGCAGATTTTTACAGCCAATCTTTGAAAAGGCAGGCATTGAAGTGCTGCTAAAAGAAACCGTTGAACTTGCGGACGTGCTTCATGCTTTTGAGTACCTAAGAAAAGACGAAATTTCGTTTTTATTTATTGATAGCCTTACAAAGGTTTGGTACAACTACGTGAACCAATACAAGGCTAAAAATGGGCGAAACGGCAATCCATTGGCATTTATGACGCTTGAACATTGGGGAAAAATCCTACCCGCTTGGCAGTCACAATTTGCAGATAAGTTTGTAGGCTGCGAGGGCAACATTATTTTTACAGGTCGTGGTGGAAATACTTACGATATGGAAGAAGACCAAAACGGCAAAAAGCAATTTGTGAAGTCGGGTGTTAAAATGAAAATGGCAGGAGAAACACCGTTCGAGCCTGACCTTAATATTTGGATGTCAATGGAGCAAGACCTCAAAGAAGACGGAACGCTTGAGGTTTACCGTGAGGCTATGATTATGAAAGACCGCTCAAATACAATAGATGGTAAAGTCTTTAAAAATCCAACATATAAAGCCTTTGCGCCTTTTATGGACTTTCTTTTAGCCGCTAAGATTGGTAAAGTATCTAAGGCAACCGATACAAGCAACTACGCCCCAAAAGAAGACGATTACGACGACCGTAAGCGCAAGCGTGAAATCTTGGTAGAAAAGATTAAAGCGGAATTTGATAAGCGCCAATTTGGTACAAGTAAAGAAGATAAGGCCGCAAAGCTAGCTATCTTTCAAAAGACTTTAGGCACTACAAGCGGAACTGAACTGGAAGGCTACAACTTGGATAAGTTGAGTACTTGCTACGAAGCCGTGCTAAACTTCTTTGTAGGCTTTGACCAAACAGAGGCGCAAGAAAGGTATGATTATATTACTAATTATACTATTTAGAATCAATAAAACTAAAATAGCCTACGGGCGCAAAAACGTTATTTATGAATGACCTAATCGAAGCTTTAACCATTTTGGCAAAATACGCAAACGCCGAAGATAAATGGCCTACCCATTGCGAACATGATGTACTACACGTGCATTGCGGAATATACCATACAGCAGTAAGCAAAGAAGACCAGGATAAATTAAATACTCTTGGTTTTTTTTGGAGCGAAGAGTCGGAATGTTTTATTTCTTATCGCTTTGGTAGCTGTTAAATAACCACACCAGAACCACCAGCCCCGTGTATTTCGCACGGGGTTTTTAAAATTTTGATTATGAGTAAGATATATCAATGCAATTTTTGCGCAAGACAAGCGAATGACTTAAATGATTTTTTAGAGTTGTCAAGTAGTAATAATTCTTTATCAATAATGAACAATGCTAGTGGTAATAATTCTTTACGGCTAGCCAATTACGAAGACTTGCATTTTTGCAGCCAAAGGTGTTTACATGATTTTTTATTCAAGCCAGCGAATAACCATTATTATACACTAATAGCCGCACTAGAAAAAGAAATGCAATCAGAGTGCTATAAGGATGATGATTGCGCCTCGTATTCTAAATTTGAGGCATTAATTGAATTAATTAAAACTAAAAGAAATTAACCAACCATGAACATCACCGAAAAAATCAACTCACTCACCCACGACGAACTAAAGCAGCACTGCATACAGCAGAACGGAACGGCTTTGGAACTTATGGCCGAAATTGAACGGCTGAAAACGCAACTACTTGCAGCGGGTAAACTTGCCTATGCTTGCAATGTGCTATTGCAAGACAATGTACTATTGCGCCAATATACGCCGTTAATTAAGGCGTTAAACGACTTTAACTACTTACAAAATAAACCAACCTAATACAAGTATATTAATATACTTGTATCTTTGCAGCAAATGAATAAACAAATGAGCCAACCAAAACACAACCAAGTCCGCTATCTTATTTCGGGTGAAGTCAAAAAACGCCTCGCCCGCTACGCCTTAGACAACGAACGCCAAATGCAGCACGTCGTAAACCATGCAATGAAGTTGTACATCAAAAATCCAACCGCCGAAGTTCCCGCCGTGCTTGGCCGAACTGGTAAGCAGTTGTCTTGCGCTGTACATGACGGCGGTGTACCTAAAGACCTGTTTGAACTATTTATGTCCGCTTGCGATAGTGCAGGGGCGAGTTATGCACCAGCTTTGAGTTGGGCTATTGAGCAAACTTTGAATAATTTAACTAAATAAATTGACATGAAAAATCAATCTAGTATTTCAATCTTAGGGCTGCTTGGTGTGGCCATTGTCGTTCTTAAATTAGTTGGCGTAATTGACTGGTCTTGGTGGCTTGTATTGCTTCCTTTCTACGGCGGGCTTGCGTTGGCTTTGGTATTATTGATATTGTTCTACTTTATCAAAGTCACCTATAAAGGCAAGTACATTGAGCCAGCACCAAAAAAGGTAAGCAAATTTCAACAACGACTTGAAGAGGCTATGCGCAAACAAGCCGAACAACAAGGCAAATAAACACTTAAAATAAATCAATATGAAATTTATATACTACAATCAGCAAAAAGGCGCTCTTAAAGTGACTGAACAAAAAGAAACTATATACAATCAGCAATGGTCTTGCCTTGCTATTAATCCTGTAAGCGAGCGGGTGCAAATAGATTTTATCAAATACGTATCGCTTGTATTTGACTTTGAAAACCGCCCAGAAAATAATTGGAGCTATGTATCTAATCCATCACATTACCCAACCGCTGGTTTTTTGCGTGACGTTTTAGAACGCTTTAAAACGCGTGCATTATATGACGAAGTGTGCAAATAAAAAAAAGCCCGCTCCCTTTCGAGAGCGAGCCTACCCACTAAGCTTTAACTTCGTGGGGGGATTTTGGTTTACTACGGACTACGGAGTGGTAGTCGTTACCGATACAGGAACTAAGCTACCTACGTTTTCGATAGTCAAGTTGCCGCCAGCGTAAGAAACTGTCAAACCGCCGTCGTCTGAAAGGTTTGCGGCGCCGATAGCGGTAAGCAAGTTAGTAGCGGTCAAAGCTGAAACAGCGGGTGTGCCAGCGATTGCAACGGTCACGCTATCAGCACCAGCGTAAGGTTTGTAAACGAAGTGTGTACAAAGGTGTGTGCTAGTTTTAGCCACGGTTAAAGACGTGCCAAGTACCGCTGATACGTTGGTTTCGTCTACTTTTGAGATACGAAGAGCGTTGTCTGTATCTGCGTTAGGGTTAAAGCGAATGTCTGCCATTAGAAAGAATTATTTAACGTTAATAAATGTTCGGAATAGAGTGCCCCGCAATAGGGGTATTTTGTTTTAGGTTGCCGAAACACGGCATTGTATAAATGTCAAAGGTACAGGTAGTCTTGTTGTTTAACCATTCGATAAAGTTACCCCAACAAAGGTTTATATCTTGGTTCAAGCCTTGCACGTACATATCGTGTTCTCGAATCCTTGCGGGTTCAAAATCTTGGCCGCTTCGCATCGTTAAACCCCTGTCGTCAAGCTGAACGGCTACGCTAGGTAAAACGTTGTTGACAACGGTAAGGCATAGCCAGCGGCGTATTTCAAGCCATAGCGCCTCAAAGCAGGCGTTGGTAAACTTCGGGGCTTGCGTCCATTTGTCGCTGTCCATTTCGGGAACTACACCCGTACTTGAAGCGGTCGCTTTGTAAATGATGCCTAAGTATTTTACTAAATTACCCGTTGTGTAAGCCGTTGAAAGTGAAAACATAGCTGTACTAGAATAGTCGATTTTATCCGCTATTAAATCATAGTACAAATCCATGCCTAAATACTTTAAAAACGTAGCCCGCTCCACATCTTGAATCTGCTGTGAAGCAACCGCTGCATTAAGCGAAGCACGGGTTTTACCTGAATAGTAAAATACTTCTTCTTTATTTAGTAGTGTCATTGGCTATGCTTTCGGCTGTTTCTAAATCGTAGTTGTAGTTTTCGGTAAGCTGAACTATCAAACCTGTGCGGCTAATTTCACCAGCCATGTATAAACGCATTAATTCGTTTAGCGTTCCTAGTTGTGCCGCTTCCATCGCTGGGGGCGAACCAATTACTTTAAGGTTTTCTGCGGCTGAATTAAAGCCGATAGTTAAGCCTTGCAATAACGGTAGTTCAATAGCTGCATTGATGTAGCTAAATATTTCATACCACCAACCCTCTGCTTGTTCTTGCCATGCTTTCAACGTTGAAGCGTTCCATAAGTCAAATTCTTGCTTAAAGGAGTTTAACCCTAAGCCACTTGCGGGGCGTTCAGCGCCTGTAATAACGGGAGAGGTTTGGAATCCGATATGCACTACTTTGCTTGCGTTGTCAATCATACCCCGCAAATATTCGTGGTTTGTCATTGCGGGTGTAAGCGTAACAGTTGGGGGGTGTTTAGAATCGGCAGGGTAGCCCATCATCGCAACAACCGTGCTATCCGTTGACTTCTTAGACATCGCATTACTAGCACCCACGCGGGCATCTCTAATAGCCTTTTTCTTTTCTTCATCACTTAGCGCACCCATTGGCATATCCTCAAAAAGAACCAACATTTTACTCATGAAGTCGTTAGCCGTTTCCCGGTTTGAATATTCCGCAATTTGCCACTCAAGCAACATGAAGTAAATAAAAGACGTAATTAAAGGCGTACCGTAATAATCGGAATCGCCTAAGCCGCTTTTAATTTGTATAACCGTTTCAAGCGCCCCGCCTTTTTGTACGAAATACGGCACACCATCAACGGAGCAAGGATAAACGGTTACGTCGTTTTTGTCTAATCTTTCCCATGTTCGTACTTTTAAACAATAGTTTTTAGTGCTTGAATCGTATTTAGCCCTACCTATTTGAGCAAATGGCAGCGGCTTAATGTTTACTTTTACAACGCCCGCAATGTTCACAATTCGCACACGAAGCCAAGCGTTACCGCCTGAAACTACGCTATTAAAAATCGAATCTGTTACCTCTTTCAAAACCTTTGAAGTAATGCCAACCGCTGCTAAAGCATCTTTGCGCTGCTTAAATTCTGCATCTGTATAAGTTGCTTCGTCTGTATCAAAACCGCCGCTAATAGGCAATGGGAACGGGCGACTAAAGCCGAAGTCTTTAATCTTGGACATACACGAAACAGCGCTATAACTTTGCTCTGAAACTTCCTTTAGGAATTGCAAGTAGCGCTGATATGTACTATTAGCATCAGACGAAAAGGGTATTAAACCAATTTTGTCAAATAGCTTTTTCATGTCCTCGCTATCCCGTGTAATTTCGGGCAAAGAAACGGGCTTGCTATCCCAAATCTTCGTCTTGTTCGGATAGTTCTTCGCTGCCGCTTGTTCCGCTTGGAACTCCATCACTTCCCTCGGATTGATTGACATCTTCGACTAGTTTAATGTAATTAGTTTGCCCTAGATTGTAAAGAAACTCTAGGTCTTCTTGCGTGGTTTCAGCATTTAAAAGAATAGCGCCCCGCCCTTTCGGGTAAACGTTAAGGGCAAGGGCGCTATTAATCAATGCAAATTTAACCACTTTTGCGGTTTTCTTTGCCATTTGTTCAGTTTAATTATACCTCAAAAAACATCGGTGCTGCCTTGTGGGTAGTTTTGAACGTTACCATGTTGTTGATAGCGCCTGTGTAAGAGCCGCCTTGTACGTTTTGGTTGGCCATAAACAGCGGTACGATAGGCTTTTTAAAACCTGTACCGTCTTTTTCCAAACCAAGTACAACAATTTCGCCGCTGTTTAGCTGAACTTTAGCGACCAAAGCGCAGCAGTTTTCATAGCCAGCCAACACTTTACGTTGTGCAGGCGTGAAGCCCTTAAGTTGTGCCGCTAAAACGGTATTGTAAAGTACGGGTGCGCTTACTTGGTTGTCACGGTCGGGGCTTTCAACGGCGTATGTAGTACCATCGGCAGCCGCTGGCGTAATACGCAAAAAAACAGCGGGTGAAGTTAAAGCAATTGCGGTAATTAACGAAGTATCTGTACCGTCATAGGTAACGCTACTCACGTCGCTAAATTCGCAAATATCAGCATATAACCAACCGCCTGTTGGGTCTAAGCATTGACTGCCGTCAAGGGCTGCCAAATCGCAAACTTGTGCCATGTGTGATTAATTTTAGGGATTAAGAATTTACTACTACTTGGATTGTACCAGCGAACAAGTCAGCATTTGCAATACCGGCACCAATTTTAGCATCGGAACTCATAAACATTTGTTTGCCTGTGAAAGTGCCAATATTGCGTGGGATATTAATATCCAAAGCGCCGCTAATATCACCCTCGGTTGGGTTAAATGTACCTTTCAATCCCATCACATAGTTAATGTTTTTAGAGGTTGTAAGGCAAGCAGCGTGAATAAAAGTATTACTCAAATACTGTGTGTAGTGTTCCATCTTGGCATCGTGGATAACAGGTGTACCGTAGCAACGGATAACAGGCATACCGTTTTCGATTGTACGCGTAACTGCAAGGCCGTTTTCATTGGTTGTGCCAGCTTGGCTATCCAACCAAATATTCAATGCTTCCAAATAGCTAAATGATACGATGTAAACAGAGTTAAGCGGCGAGCCGTCACGCAATTTACGAACGCTTAGCAAAGATTGACGAAGCGGACCAGGGGCGTTTGTACGCAATGCAATAAGCGCTTCGACTGCTTTGTCAGGCTTAATGCTACGGCCATCGTTAAGCAAGTCGGTTGACGTGTTCAACAGCTCCAAGTTCATGTGTTCAAAGCCAGCAACACCAGCGGCAGTGCTAGCTTGTTTCATCCAACCCGTGTACAATGCGCTTGCAGTCTGCATATTGGTAAACGATGCAGTAGGCAAAGAGGCGTTAGGGATTGAACCGCTCCAATCTGTAATAAGACCACCAGCAGTACCAGCGCCGATAACGTCATCGCTAAAGTTCATTGCTACTTGCTCTGCAAAGTCGCCCATGATGCGCATACCTAAAGCGTTGAATGTGTCACGGGCAGGGGTTAGCATACTTTCAAAGTCGCTACCAAACACTTCATCAACACATTGCTCACCGTTAAGCATCATACCTACTAAGGTAATTTCGTTGTTAAATGTACGGCCCAATCTTTTTGGTGTCCATTGGCAAGACTGTGCTGAGACACCATAAGGCACGGCAGCCCATGCAGTTACTTTGTGTTTAAGTTGTGCGTACTCGGTCTGTTCATATCCGTACACGTTGAAACGGGCAACAAGTTCGTTGTTTACCTTTGTGTAGTCGGACGTAATTTTATGCACGTTTACAGCGGGTAGTACAGCTAAAGCGCCGTTTTGACCGTAGCTAATGTGCGGGCGTGGTTGTGACATATCTTTAAGTTTTTAAAATTTACAATTAGTTCTTAGCTTCTGCGCTGTCCATGAAGCGCTTTTGGAAGTCGTTTAACTCTGCGGTTGTTTCAACGGCTGGGTTAGTCACGGAGTTTGTCACGGTTACAGCAGAGGCGGTAACGGTTTCAGTACCCTTCGCAATCTTAGTACCTACTGCATCGGCAACAAGTTTAAGACCTGCTTTAACTTCTTCAAGGCTTGTTTTAAGCGCTTCGTTTTCAGCCTTTACGGCTGTAATTTCGTCTTGCTTTGCGCTAATTTCTTTGAGCGCTGCAAGTACTTGCGTAAGATCTTGCGCTTGTGCTTCGGGTTGCTCAACCGCTGGCGCTTCTACTTCGGGCGTTTCAGGCTCGGTTTTTTTGCCGCTTAACCTTGCGACAATTTCAGTTACTAAACTCATTTCGTTTGTATTTGAATTATTGAATAATGCTGTTACCTCGTTATCTATCACACCGTTGCAAAATCCTAATTCTACTGCTTGTGTAGCGTTTAGGATTGCTTTGGTATCTGTACCCGCTTGCATAAGCGCTCTAATATCTTCGTCGGACAGCCCTGTTTTAGCCTTATAAATACTTACTTGACTATCGTCAACCGCTGTTCGTGTGCTATCTGTACCGCCCTCTGAATAGTGTATAAAGTAATTCGAGTTTGCGCCGATATAGCAAGTAGTACAGCCGCAAGCTATAAGCGTAGCAGACGAAGCAGCAAGGCCATAGATGTACGCCGTTGAGTTGTCGGGGAAAGTCTTTTTTAAATAGTCGTGGAACGCTATACCCTCAAAGGCTTCGCCGCCGTAAGAATATATATGCACTTCCAAAGCGTAGCCCATGTTTTTCGCTTCTTGCAAAAATTCCATGTACCAGCTATAACCATAAACCCTACCAGTTACAAACAACTGATACACCTTGCGTTCTTCATCGAAATACGCAACGGGCAAGTTATCCGTAATGGAATTAGGCAGTAACTTTGATGTGGCTTTTGTACTCATAAACACAAAAGTACAAGCCAAAATATATATTTATTTATATATCTACATTATCACGGTTCATATTGCACCGTTTAAAAATACTGCGCACCGTTTCGGTATTTAACCCGTACTTAATCGCCACCTGTGAAGCGCTTAATCCTATCTCTTTTTCGTATCGCACAACCAAGCGAACTAAAGCGGAATTATCAACGGCCTTTAGTACAAAGTCGGGATTGCTTTGCATTATCTGAACTGCTTTATCTGATACGTTAGCCATAAATTACTATTGGTTGTTGTGGTGAAGATATGATTTGTAAGTGTGCATTTTGTCGGGGTGCTAAGAATGTACGCAATACCGCCTCATTATTTCCGCTGTCGGGCTTGTATGTAAGTTGTTCCATTTCGTACACTTGCCCATCTATGCGCACTAATGCTCTAGGGTCATAAGTAAGAAAATCGGTTAAATCTATGCGAACACTTGCGCTGTATCGCTTTGCCGTTGCAAGGTTATCTAGTTCTGCTAAATAGAAATTGCGCATAAGGCCGCAAATTAAACTACTGTCAGGGCGGTAATAATCACCAAACAAAAGCGATACGCCACGGTAAGCGTTGCCGCCTGTCATTGCTAAAGCAGCATTTTGCAAGTAAATCTGAAAGGCTTGCATCTGTGGTTCAAAAGTAACCGCTCCCGTACTGTCAACCGTTCGGGCTAAAGTATCAAAAGGCGAGGCTGCAATGACAAAATAAAGCTTATCCGTTTGGTTAAAGTCAATCCCAAAAGCCTCTTCGTTATGAATAGCGCTGTAAATTAACGGCAATTGTGGCGGTGTTTGTTCGTCAACATTTACCAACGTGCTATCAATGATGTGATTGATTTTGGCGCATGGTAGCTCTAATGTATTGGCCTTTGCGTTATTCACATCGCTTGCTTTGAATTGTGCCGCTGCTACTTTTGTCGCAAGCGTTTTATCCCAAAATTCCACCGTACCATCGTCTGAGCTTGAATAGGTTAATGTAAAATCTAGTCTTTCGCTTGCGGGCGTTGCCGTTGCGTTCAACATATCAACACGACCGCTCCAATCTATTTCACGGCCATAGAACGGCATAACACCGCCAACGCCCCTAGCTGGTTCAAAATGTAAAACCCTAGTATCTGTATTGAAAAAACAACGGATATTAAACATACCGAAATAGCCCGCTAAAAAGTCCGCAACCGTCCAAGATGCAGGGATTTGAGCGGGTAAAAGTAGCTTGCCGTTTATTTGCTTTTCGCCTAATTCAACCGTCATTTGTACGGCTTCAAAATCTACCGAAGTCGGGAAAGGCGGGGTTAAGTCAAAATCAAAAAGCATATACTGCATAAAAACTTCATCGCCAGCCTCTAACTGTAAAGGTGGCAAGCTAAATTCAGTCTGAAATAGTCCACCACCATACGAAGTTGTAGGCGTACCGTTAATAAGCGGGCGTAAAAGCAATATTAACTTAGTTCCGCTCGGAATTGGCACGCTATACTCAAAGTGAAACTTAAAATTATATTCCGATTTTATCGGAGCGGTAAAAGTCCAAGTACTAGGGTCGTACATTCCGCCGTTATCAAAGTTGATGCCCGTGCTATCGTCTGTAATTTCTTCAAAGTCTGTCCATGTTGTAGGTGTTGGCACAGGGGGTTGGCATACCAAACTAAATGCAGCCGTACTGCTTGCCCGTAAACTATATAAGCTATTAGCCGTTGCTCTTTCGTATGGCCGTGCCGTATTAACCAAAAAGCAAACGTCTTTATAAATTGGCAACGCTGCAAAGCTACTCGAATAAGAAGCCAACGGCGTAACCCGTGCGCAAACTAAATCAATTACTTTTTTAGCTCGTACCGAAAGCCAATAATCTTTTGGCGCTATTACTGCTTGGCTTGAAACTTGCGACCATGTGCGAGCCTTAACGGGCAAATATGCCCAATCTTGACTACCTGAAAGTAAGCCAGCTCCCGTAACAGTGTAACTCAAAGCGGCATCGTCATAGTCTAAATTCCAATCGTCAACGCTAAATAATTCGTTTACTTTCGTATTCGCTATCGCTGTCCAAAGTTCTTGGTTATCCAAGAATAGATTAAGTTTGATTTTGCTTTTATTGGCACTTACCAACCTTGCCCGACCGCTGCGAACAGGTACGGCATTGAGTGATAATACGAAATTACGGTCGTTTGTTTCCGTTCCTTTTTCGTTCGCTTCGTTTTGCCAATCATTAAAATAATTACGGCTTAGTTGTGTTGCCGCAATATCAACGGGGTAAGACGTAGCGCCACCGCTTGTAAGGTTTTCGGACGTGGTTACTTCCAAATCAAAAGATAAAGCGTTATCTAATGCGCTGCCATTCGATAATTCCAAGTCTAGTGTATTAATAACCGTTGCCCCGCTAAATTGGTACAAGGTTAGTATCTTATTGTTTACCATACGACGGGCGTTGAATTTGTTTGGCTATCAATGATTGATAATGCAAACTCAAACCCGTTAATAGGTTCAAATACGGGCGTTGGGTCTGTATCTGTAATTTCTACGGGTATGTAAGTTAATGTACCGCCAATAGAAACTTCACGGCAAACCATTGGCGAAGATAGCAATTGATTAAGCCAATCCCGCTCCTGTGCCGTAACTAATGCGCTGAATAAATCAAATTGCTTTCGCTGGGTAATATTGAAACGGTTTTGCATTACATCGCTAGGGCTTGCGCTGGGCGTTGCACTTGCGTTGCGGCGTTCAAAGCGCTCAAAATCGGTTATTGCACGGCGTTCACTACGTAGGTTAAATGTATAGCTATCAACCGCCCCTAACTTATTCACAAAATGCAAGCGTGTTTGACTGATACAAGGCTGCACAACTCTAAAATATCTTTCCTCTGTACGGCGTGTATAGGTGCCACCGCTTGCCGTTCCAAATGAAATTGAATAGTACGGCGTTGAGTTGCTAATAGTTTGCTGCGAACCTATTACAAAATCACCACTTACAAGTGCATTGATTTGTTTTGCGCCTATACCAGCTTGCGTGTAATGATAGCCAGCTAAAGGGCTTTCAAGTTCTATAACGCCGTTGCTAACCTTTACTAAACTTGCATTATACGTTGTGATATTGCAATGTGTAAAAGAGCGGGTAGCGCCGTTAATAGCGGCCAAAAAAGCGCTATCGGTTAACTCTATATCTAGGTATTGCGGCTGCGAGGTAAGGAACTTAACAGAACCCCAAGCGCCACCGTCGGGGTCATAATCCGCTAAACCTTGCGCCTCGGTACGGTCAAATGCAACGTTGGCATATACAGCCGTGTATGTGTCAGGCGTTACACTGCTTGCAACCTCGCTAATTGGTACGGTTGCGCTGCTTAATTCCGTATAGTTTATTGTGCCCTCAACGCTTAAAAGGTTGTAGGTAGTAACCCGTGGGCTTACCGTTGCGAGTTGACCGAACGCTAATGGTATGCCAGCGTTTAGGTTTTTTTGTTTCACCGCAAAAGCACGTTCTAGTATTGGCTCTGTATCGAAATATCCCGACAAAGTGCCGCTATTTTCCCGTGCAATAAAGTATAGTTTTACGTCAACGCCGTTAAATTGCAATGCTGTGCCGTCAACCTCAAACGATAGCAAAGCCCTGTATATATCCGTTGCGATTAGCTGCGAACATATTACCCGTGCATTATTCCTAAATGCTACTAATCCTGTATTTGCTGTTACGCTCATTAAAATGTAATTTTAGCTGTGCTTAATCTTTCGTTTTGCTTTTCGGTCACGTCTTGCGCTACAACAACGGGAACAATTCTATCTTGCGCCTGTATTGCCATACGTGCTAAATCTATAACCTCGCTTTGTTGTGTGCTTTGTGAAATAAAAGCGCTTGGGCTTGGGCTACCAAATGCACCGCCGTAAGCTGCCAATGGTATGCCGCCTCCGTCTTGGTTTATAGCCGAAACGAGCGCACGTTTGCCCGCAAAGTTTTGGCCGCCAATACGGTTTAATAAGCCTAAATGTTTGGCCGTGCTTCGCTTATTTACTACCAACGCTGCGCCATCTTCGCCACGGGTCACAAACTCGCCTCCCTCAATCTCAACACGACGGCCGTTAATAATACCTTTTATACCGCCTTGGGCGTGTGACCTGCCAACTGCAAGGCCGTTATAAGGTATAGTTCCACCGTTTGCCATTTTTTCAATGGCTAAGCCCTTAGCCCCAACGGGTGTTGCAGCAATTGCGGCAATCTGAACACCACCCAAAACAAGTGCTTGCGCTACCCGTATGGCCGTTGTAATGCCCGTAGGGTCAATGCTACTTGCAATAATGCTAGTCACCGCTAAGGCTGTATTAATTGCGGCCTGTGCTAATGCGAACGCTTTGTTACGGCGGGCTTGTTTCTTTTGCAGTTCTTCGTCTTCTTTGGCCGCTTTTTCTTTTAGCTTTTGTTCTTCTTCAATTTGACGGCGTATTTCTTCGGCTGCAACACCGCTCGAATTTTCAAGGTCGGCGGTAAGTTTAGCGATGTTTTCGTCATACCGTGCCATACGTTCTTGTGAACGTTGTAACTGTTTTTCTTCAAGGCTATCAAAAAGCCCGTCAAGGCTTGCGGTAAGTTCACCAGCAAAACCGATATACTCCTGTACCTTTTCGATTGGTACACTTAGTGCGTCAGGTTTAGGCAAATCGGTATTTGCACTAGCACCAACCGCCCTCATGTTTTCGGGTATCTTTTCTAGTTCTTCGTTAAACGCCCCGCTTGCTTCGAGTGCATCGTATATGCCTTGCGTTACGGCTTGCTGCTCGGCTTTGCCTACGTTTAAATAATCCGTTACGCTAGTCGTTAGACGCTGCACGGCCTTATCGGTTGCATCTGCTGCCTTGCCTAAATTCTTAACGTTATTGGTCACGGGCGCATCACCAGCGGCGGGTGCATCGTCAAAAAGTACGGTAATTTTATCGCCTACTTTCTGTATTGTTTCGGCAACTTTACCCGCTACCGTTGGCAGTACTTGGAGTTGTCGCTCAAAGCCAGCCATAGCTTTAGCGTTTTCCTCACTTGCGCTTTTTAATGCCGTTTGTGCCTGTAATAGTTTACTAGCTGAACTTGTGGCCTTTTCGTCAGCTAAAGACATTTCACGGGTAGATTTACCAACGTCTTCAATTCTAACCTTAGCCATTTGCGTTTCTGCTGCGGTCAAGTCTTTAGTAAGCTTTTCACGCCTCAACTCAAAAGAAAGTTGCTCATCAGCCATTTTATTGCTAATCTCAACCGCTTTTGCCTTTACTGTCTCTAAGGCTATCCGCTCCGCTATTGACTTATTAACCGCCTTTTGTGCGGTGTTCAATTGGTCAAGTGTAGTCTTTTCGGTTATCTCAAAACCTATCACATCGCCGTACTGCTCATTTAATACTTTCATTGCGCCCGCCCGTTTCTTTGTGGAGGTTTCAGCATCACGCAAAATATTAAAGGACTTTTGTACCTCGTTTCTTTCGTTAACGTATTGCTTGACCGCAGCCCCCATGCTATCCGCTAAGCTATTGTAAACATTAGCCGTTGCGCTAACTAGTGCCTGTGTTTTATTTAAGGATGTGGCCGCCTCGGCGCTGCCCTCTGTCCATTGTTTCAACGCCGTCACAACACCAAACACCGCCAAGCCTAATGCAACGTAAGGCGCTGCCGCAAGGGATAAAGTAAGTACTTTATTTGCTGCCGCTGCTAGGTAGAATGAAGCCGCCCAAAGTTCAAATGCGATAGTTGAGGCATTAACGTATAAGGTAACGGCCGCAACGCTCACGCCCATAGCAATAAGCGCCTCTTTGTTTTCGATTGCAAAGGCGCTAATTTGCTGCAGCACCTTGCCCAAATATATCAAAGCGTTGGCAACTTGAACGCCAATCGTTACAGACATATTTACAAGGTTGTTGCTTAGGTTTTCTACCCATTGGTCGAAGTTGTCAGTGTTGATGCTAGCTTGTGTAAGCGCTTCATTCGTGCCCGTAACCGCTCCTGTAAGTTCGTCGAAGCGGTCAACATTATTTAATAGAATTTCGCCAGTCGTCACGTTTTCAGCGCCGAAAATCTTAACCATAGCGTTTGCATCGCCCGCTACTTTTTCAAATTCACGCAAGCGAACATTAAGGGGCAAGGCTGTATTTTTCAGAACTTCCATGCTTACGCCGTACTTTTCCATTTCAGCACGTCCTGCACGTCCTATACTTTCTGGCGCTTTAATTCGGATAAGCACGTTACGCAACGCTGTACCCGCTTGCTCGTTTTGTATAAACTTATCTCCTAATGTTTCAACTAGTGCAACCGTTTCTTCAATACTTACGCCCGCTGATTTTGCACCCGCTCCAAACTTTACAACTGCATCCGCCACGGCGGGTATTTCAGCGCTACCAGCTTTTGCACCAGCGGCAATAGCGTTCATGTACCTTGCCGTTTCGCTTGCGGGCGCTTCAAACTGTGCCATTACGGCGGCTAGGTTTTTAATACCGTCCTGCACGGGCATACTGCCCGCTTGTGAAAATATGATAGCCTGTTTAGTAAACTCTTTTAATGCTTCTGCATCTCCTAAAAGTTCGGGCTTTGCGCTACCCGCTAACTTCAAAGCATCTGCAATGTCACGGCCTGTATTTACGATTGTAACACCGCTTTCAAGTGTGATGTAAGAAAGGTCTGCTATATCATTTTCTAGGGCTTTTACTTCTTCCGTTGTAAGCCCTAGAATGGATTGCAACTCACTAAGTGACTTTGTATATTCACGGGTATTAGTATTTATTTCAGATATGCCATTAATACCCACACCTAGAGCGCTACCGACAAATAAAAGGCTTGTGCCTAATCCACCAAAGCCCGCTTTCATTACTTGCAACGGTGAGCCATTGCCCTCGCCAGCGTAGTTGCCCACGTTGCGTTGGAATTGCCCCATTGTTTTATCTAAATCTTTTAACTCTTTGTCAAGGGCTTGAATAGACTTTAATAACTCCGTACCAGCGGCAGCGTTCCGCTGTTCGGCTGTCATTTCTTTGTAAGCCTTACGTGCTGCAACTAACTGTTTATTTAGGTCGTAATATGATGTTGCTTGAATCGTAACAGCGGCGGTTGCTTCTTTAGTTGCTTTTGCCTTTGCTTTTTGCTGCTCTTTTAATTCAGCTTCTTTTTGCTTTAGTATGTCAATTTGAGAGGCAAGTTCTAAGTAGACATCAACATTTTTTGTTGCGTTCATTTGTTTACGCAATTCCTTTACTTGCTCGGTAATAACCCCAAGTGCAACGCCTGTTTCTTTTATGCCTTGAATGTCAAGGTCAAGTACTTGTATTTCCGCCATCTTTTACGTATAAATTTGCGTTGGTAATTAGGTTGCGTAGATAAAGGCTATCAAAGCCAAATTTAATGTAAACGTTCCAGTCTTTTAAATTGTCGTCCATGCCGTGTTGTAGTTGCCCTAAGCGTCGGTTATTCTTTGAAAAGGCATAAGAGTTAACCGTTGGCATACCCTCTTGTTGGTGTTTAAAAGCCGTCGCAAATGCAGCGCCCTTAGCTTCTTTTTCGGCTAATCCTTTGCGCTTCCACCAAGCCGTTAAGGCTTTAATTTGCGCCCTGCTTATCCATCTAAATTTTAGTTTCCTGTTAGTGTAGTCTATTTGCTCTGCTGCAAATATAGCCCCTGTAATTTTGTCACCTGTTAACTTAACCTCGTATCGAATAGAGCGCAATAGTTCGCCCGTATCTTCGTGGCCTTGTGCTTTAATTTCGGCACGTAGTTCGTCGCAAAGAAATTTTAGAAATTGGCTAACTTGGGCTTCTGCTGCCGTCACAATGCTTTAATTTTTTCTAATGTTCCGAACAACTGCCAGTCGGTTTTATTTGTTGTAGGATAAGACCAAACAGAGTTGTTTTTATTAGGGTCGTTATCTACGTGTATAGCCGTTGCCATAATACCAAAACGCCTAAAGCCAGCAGCGTAGAGCGCTTTTAATAGCCCCGCTTTGTCGGGCGATGCTATATCAATAGCATAACCGCCCAAGTGTGCGCTATTAGCTGCCCCGCCTACTTGCTTGTTTCTTTGCACGGTTCTAAAGCCGCTGTTTATCTTCATTGGTTTTCCGTATAAATCACGGGCTTTTTGCAACATTTCAAGTGTTGATATACGCATACTGCCGCCGCTACCTTTAAGGCTTGGGCAGTCAAACTCGGACGCTGTGAAGTTGGTAATTTCTATCATTATTCGTTTGGCTTATCAATTAAACAATCTTTTACGTACCAAGGCTGTGTTTGCAAATACGTTTCAGCCCAAGTAATTGTAGGACTTGACTTTGCAACGGTCAATGTAAACGGTATAACGTGCCTCGCTACATCGTCAATCACAACGGCTTGTATCTCGCTTTGTACGGGGCTTGTTCCGTTCAAGACTTTAACGTCATCAACATACACTTTAAATCCCTCGTTTACTCTTACGTTTTCGGCTATCTGTATCATACGGTTATGGGATTTGATGAAATAGTAATACCTTTAAATTTGACGTTCTTGCGGTTGTTCCAAGTGTTACGCCAGTCATTGAGTAAACAGTACCTTGCGAGTTTACAGGAACTTCACCGCTGTAAACGAGGCCGCTATGCCCCATGTATGCCTCTAGCTGGCTAAGTGCTGAAACATCGAACCGCTGCAATGCTTCAAGCATACCACGGCTAACAGGGTAAATTGAAGTACCGCTATATGTTGCACCGTTTAATCTTGTAGGCCATTCAGAACTCCAACGCCCTACATCGTCTGTAAGCAATAAGCAGATACCTTTAACTCCATACAAATGGTCAATCATACAGCGGGCGGTGCGTGTAACACCTGCACCATCCAGCCAGTTTACAGCCGTGTATGTGTTGGCCGTGCCTGTCAAGTTTGTGAAGCGGTTTTTGGTGCCAAATAGCACGTTATTTTGTGCAAGCGTTGAACCCGTTGCATCGGTCAAATCTAAAGAATTGTACCCAGCATATCCCGTCGGGAACGGGGTAATATAGGCGCCTAATAAACTGGCTGCACCCGTATCTGCTGTATTTACTACAACGCCGTTTTGAGCGGGTACATCTAAAGTCAGACCGCAATAGCCTGTTGGGGTTGCTGTTGTTACGTTGATAACGCCAGCAGTGTATGTTGGAGTGGTTGCAGAACCGTTGAGGGTAACGGTTAAAGCTTTGTCTATTTCGGGTACTAAAGTATCTACATCTGCACCGTTAATACTTAGATTAGCGTTAGCAATTTGCCAATGATGGTCATTTAAATAGCTTCCTGTATTTGCGTTAGCTTCATTCCTTACACTAAAGTTTACCAACTCGCCAGCAACAACGGCGGGTAAGTCTACACCGTTGGCCTTTACTAGGGTATCTGCTAGGATTATTTTGGGTGCTTCGGTAATATCAACCGTTACGGGCGTGTTTGCCGTGTTGACAACTGCAATATCTAGTGCATCACCGCTCGGAATAGTTGCAAATTCCGCTTCGTTAACCGTTACAGTAACAGGGTCTGGCGTTGGGCAAGGCGGTATTGTCCAAGTGCCGCTATTTTCACCAAGCACACCTGTACCAATTAGTTCACCATCTTGCAATATTTCGAGCGTGTAATTATCGCTTATAGTAACTGTTTCACCGTTTACATCTAACTCAAAAGAGCTACCGCCACTGCAAGGGTTTGCATAGGCTACTTGTTGGCATTCGTAATTGCGGATATTTAGCGTCAAATTCATAACGTTGCCCGCTGTGGCTTGCGTGAACATATCCTCAATTGTACGCCTGAAAGATACCCGTTCATTTGAACGAAGCACTTGCTGCATCGTGTCACGCACTCGCCAACTTGCAAAAGCGCCTGTCATTTGTGAAGCGGGCGCAAAATATACCTCTGTGCCGTCGGGGCTAATTCTTTTTTCCCAGCTTAATAAGTTGCGATAGATAGCCATTAAGATAGAGCGGGTATTTTCTTCAACCTCTTTGAAGTGCCTAACAGCTAAACCACTTGCATCAATTGTATTATCATGCGCAAGGTCTGCACACATCAAAGCAACATCAAAAGCGCTGCCACCATCCAAAGACGGCGCTGTAAATTCTTGTAGCACAACACGCGGGAACTGTGCGAACATATTGCCGCTACCGTTGTAGCCCCTAGTGTAGAATAATTCTGTGTAGTAATGTTCGGGTCTATTGTTTAGCGTATCACCGCTTAAATCGCCCTCATTTCGAATGATAGCAAATGAATTAGGCTGCTTGCCCGTTTGCGCTAAATCATCGCTGTACATGGCCGCTACAATTGTACGTATGGCCTTGTAAACTTCGATAGGGGTTATATGTACGCTAGGCATCTATTTACTCTTTTTGCTAGTGTTTCGTAATTCATTTGTAGGGCTTCATTCCAGCTATTCACAACGTTCAATCTAAGCGCTAAGGCTATGATAAACCAATGGCCGCTGGCTTGCTGTCTTTGCTTTTCTTGAGCGCTTGTTTCGCCTGTTTTTTGCCCGTTTGCTTGCGGAGACGCTGGCTTAAAGACTGCGCTATTTTCTTTGCGTATGCGTTCCGTTTGATAAAAAAAAAGTGTTTCGCATCTAAAGCGGCCGTTGCGGGCGCTTTTGAAAATAGCTTTGTCCGTTGCTCTAGCCATGCACGGCGCTCTGTTTCGTCAAGCGGTATGCGTTCGTTTTTTCTACGGAACAAAAGCGCTATAATAACGCTGTAATAAGTAAATTCGACGTTCTCGATTAGTATGTTTGAATTAGGCTGCTTTAATGCCTTGTTCATTAATTCGCTATACTTGTCGTGTACTTCCTGAAATTCAATTGCTTCTAGTGCTGTCAAGGGCTTGCGTATGCCTGTGTGTAGCTCAGCCGTTGCGCCGTTCATGTAATAAGCAACGCCGTTAACCTTAAACACGGCTTTATTCTCTACTAATTTAGGCACGTAGTGTGTGTGTGCTTGTTCGATACATAAGCGGATAGTTTCGACAACGTTCTGTATTTCGCTGCCAAAAATAGGGTAAGTTTCCCAGTCTATTTCAGGCGCAAGCAATTTGAATAAACGAATTTGTAAAGCTATTAACTCTATTTCGTTCGGTTCTTCTTTTGTGGCCTCTGCAAGGTAGGCAGCATCCCAGGCACCAAAGTCGCAGAAATCGTTTAAATTCATTTCTTCGACTGTTTCAGGGATATTCAGCACCGCTTTAATTCCATCGTGTTCTATCGTGTGTGTAAGCATAGTAAAGGTTTGATAAGGGCGCCACTAGATTGCAGCGCCCTGTTTCGTTTTAAGCTTTCGGTTGTTCAGGTTCTTTCGGGTCAGCTTCGGGCGCTTTAGGGTCGACTTCCTTATCGGCCTTTTTCTTTTTGGCTTCTTTGCCCGCTTGCGCTTCCTGCTCTGCTAACTTCGCTTTAGCTTCTTCAACCGTTTGCTTCGTAATGTCCAAGATTGCCATGTGTATAGATTTTGTAAATGAATAATGCAAAGATATAAATAAAATCAATAACTACCAAACCCGCCGCCATAAGTTAAATATTCAAATGCGTAGCGAATAGCATCAATCGTGTGGTTGTGTTCGTCTATTGGGATACCTGCTTTTTTGTCGTTCCAAATATAGTTGCTTAGTTCTTTGCGGACGTTTAAGCTGCGGGAGGTGTAAACTATCTCATAGTCAAGCATTTTTGTAATACCCGAAATAACGCTTTTGCTTGTACGCGTGCTACCGATTATGTTTAAGCCGCCGTTCTGCAAATCCCTAACGATACGCTGCTGTTGCCCGTGGTCGTCCGCTACAATCAAATCATTTACCTTTAGCGTGTGCGCACGGTTTTTTCTTACAAGGTCGTCCGTTCCAAGTTGCTCGCCTTTAGAGTACCATGTTTCATCAACGTAAATCTTCTTATTAGTCTTATCCACCGCAACACGTACAAGCGTAGTCGGGTCAACGCTCCAACCAAAATCTTGACCGTAACAGTACGGCAAATGTTCGGGGAACTCGCCAACGCTTACCCGCTCGAATATCACACCCTCACGGCTTGCTCGTTCGCCAGTGCCATATATTTTCCACCAAAACGGGTCGTCTTTCTTGCTTTCTATATCCGCAATTTGCGCGGCGGTCAAGTGCGGGTTATCCTTGTACGTGGTAATCAAAGGCGGGTATTGGTCTATGTACGGGTCAAGCCAATGGTCTAAGCCTAAGTTCGGGTTATAGTCAATTATAACCCTGTGCCTTGTACGTGGGAAAAGTTGGTCAATCGTTTCTTTCGGGAATTGGTTGCCCTCGTTCGCCCAAAGAATATCCCTGGAGCGCCCGTGTACTTTTGCATCATCATCAACACCGTACCCAGTTATCGGATTACCGAAAAGCGTATAAATGCAGTCGCTTTTATTGTAGTGGTCAGCGTTATATATCTTAAATTCTTTGAGCCGTTTTATTAGGTCGCTCCAAACGGTTGCTTTTAGGCTCTTGAAAGTCAGGCGTACTATATCAATTTCGATACCCGACCCAGCGTAGTCACGGCATAGCCTAATTAAAAAATCAACACCCGCATACGTTTTGCCGCTGCGAGTGCCGCCCTGTAAAAGGGTAATGCGTTGCTGTGGTACACGTTCACGCAAAAACGTATAATTAGGATTAGCTTCGCTCATGGGCTTACTTCATCCATTCGGGTAGTTCGGGCTTATCGTTTAGCTGCACCTCTTGACGCTCAACATAACCCCGTGACTTGCCCTGCGTTTTCAAAAAGAAAATAATTGAGGCTGTATCAGCACCCTGTATCTTTTTAGCTAAAGCGTGTTCTGCCATGTCAATAAGCGCTTCACGGGCTTGGTGTATATCCTCCTCCATGTTGTACTCGCGGGTATAGCCGTACAGCGTAGGCCGTGAAATACCCAGCGTTTTAGCTGCAAGACTTATATTGCCGTATGCTTGTTCAAGTGCTTTTTTAATCGCCTCTTTGCCTATTTTTTTCATGTGTAAATTATTTATGATTCATTGAAGTCGTTAGTTGCTTCTCCATTGCGCTTTATTACTAAAGTAGGGTCAAGTTTAATCATTCGCCTTACGATTACATCGCAATACTTAGGGTCGTACTCTACGAGCCTAGCCCTACGTTTTAACTGCTCGCAAGCTACCATTGTAGTGCCGCTTCCACCGAATGCATCTATAACTAAGTCGCCAACCTTTGAACTGTTTTGTATTTGATATGCAAATAATCCTATAGGCTTCATTGTTGGATGCTCGCCGTTTCTATTCGGTTTGTTCCACTCTATGACTGTGGTTTGACTCCTATCTGAATACCAATTGTGACTATCGCCTGCAAGCCAGCCATACAGGCACGGCTCGTGCTTCCATTGATAGTCCTGTCTGCCCATTACCATAGCGTTTTTAACCCATATCAATTGTTGCTTTAATAACCATCCTGTATCAACAAGTGCTTTTGCAAAGTTTATAACCTCCGAGCTGGCATGCCATACATAAATAGCCCCGCCCTTTTTTACAGCGGTTGTAAGTGCGGAGTAAAAGTCATAAAGAAACTTATAAAAATCACTATCGCTCATTGAGTCATTTTCAATAGTAAGTGCATCCTTTGTTTTCCCTTCGTAGGCCACATTGTATGGCGGGTCTGTTACGACCATGTCGGCTAATTCACCCTGCATTAACCTTTCAAACGTATCCGTTTGCGTACTATCTCCACAAAGTAAACGATGCTCCCCAATTTCATATAAATCGCCCAAAACAGTTATTGGTATAGCGGGAGGTGTTGTATCAAAGTCGTCCTCTTGCGCTTCGAGCACTTCAGGCTCATCATCTTCAAACAGCGGCACATCAAGCCCCCAATCTTCCAAATCCGCTACATCATACTCCATCTGCAAAACAGCCCAATCCCACTCGCCGTAAGGGATATTATCCTTTACAATAAACTCCTTTTGCTGCTCTTCGGTCAATTGGCTTGCATCAATTACAGGCACTTCTTTTAAACCCGCTTCAATACACGCTTTTAACCCCGTCCGTGTGTTACAATCTTACAGACGAAGACCTTAAAAAGTTTGAGGACTTTTTAGAAGAGCAAACCGCCAAACTAGAAAGCTTGGTTAATATGCCTAAGTTTCCAAG